GAAATGATGGCAGCCGGCATTGAAGTGGTGGCCGAGCGCGAAACCATGCGCAAAACCATCAAATGGGCAAAGTTGACCGGTATTGAAATCTTAGAGGAATCAACCTGGGCGGGTAAATACATTCCTATCGTCCCGGTTTATGGCCAGCAGTTGGTAGTTGACGATAAGCGCAAGAAGTACGGCATTGTCCGTATGGCTAAAGACCCGCAGCGGATGTACAACTACTGGCGTACTGCACTTACTGAGTCTGTGGCTCTCGCGCCCAAAGCCAAATGGCTATTGGCAGAAGGCCAAGATGAGGGCCATGAGAATGAATGGAACCTGGCTAACATCAAGGCCACGCCTGTATTGCGTTACAAGCAAAAAGACATCGAAGGCCAACCCGCGCCCGTACCAACACGGTTGCAGCCAGAGCCACCGGCAGCTGGAATTGTTGAGGCCACAAGTGCGATTAATAATGACTTGCAGACCGTAGTAGGCATATTTGACCCAAATATGATGGCTCAAGGCAATATGTCTGGTAAGGCAATCCGAGGCCAGCAGATGCAGATTGATATGTCGAATTTCCATTATTACGACAATCTGACCCGCTCCCTTAAGCAAACCGGGCGCGTAATCTTAGACTTAATCCCTAAGATTTACGACAAAGAGCGCGTTATGCGGATCATTGGCTACGATAATCAGCCCGAAATGGTAACGATTAACCAGCGCTCCGTGGACGAAAGCGGTGCGGAGAAAATACTCAACGATGTAACCGTGGGCGAATACGATGTTTATATGGACACCGGCCCAGGCTACCAATCCAAGCGCCAAGAGGCAGTCGAGTCCATGATTCCGCTGTTGCAGGCCAACCCAGAATTGTTCCAAGCTGCCGGAGACTTAGTGTTCCGCAACATGGACTTTCCAGGCGCGGATGTGATTGCTGACCGCCTGGCAGCCATGAACCCAATGTCTAAGATTGATGAGAAATCGGACATTCCGCCACAGGTTCAGATGCAGCTGATGGCCAGTCAAAAAATGGTTTCCGATTTGCAACAGCAGATTGCGGCCTTGACCATGAACCTACAGCACCAGACCGATGTGCAGAAGATGAAAGAGGAAGGCGCAACCAAGCGCAAACTCATGGATGTTACCTCTAGAGCGTACAACACTGAAACCATCAATGAGGCTAAAGTCAATCAAACCAACATGAAGGCCGTCACCGATCAAAATCGGACTGAGTTAGACGCTATTACCAAACTCCTTTTAAAAGGCATGGATTCTCGCGCCCTGCAGCAAGAAATATCTCGCAGAGATGCAGAGCAAGGCCAAGTGGCCTCTTTTGCGGAAAGCGAAGTTAATATGAATGACTCGCCATTCTTGCAGCAAGAGATGCAGATTGCCCAGCAGCCAATGACCAACCCCCAGATGGATGACCAGATGATGGCGCAGTTTGCAGCGCAAGAAATGCAGCCGCAGCCATTAGAGCAGCCGGCCATTCCTGGCGTACCGATGGGACCTCGTTGACAACTATCGAAAAACAGTTTCTAATAGATTTAACCTACCGATGGGTTCATCGGGTTTATTCTTGGAGTTAATCCATGTCTGACGCAGAAGTAGTACAGGAACCGGCAAGAAAACAAGCCGGCAACATAGTAACAAGTGAGAATTTAGCTGAGTTTCATGCACAAAAACTTGGTTTAGCCAGTCAGGAAACTCCAACTGAGGCCGCGGATGCGGAGCCGGTTGTTGAGCAAGACAGGAGTGAACCAGAGGCAGAAACAGATGCTGTAGCAGGTGAAAAGAAGCACAACCCGAAACTTGAAAAGCGGTTTTCGGAACTGACCAAGCAGCGCGAAGCGGCCCGCCAAGATGCGGATCGTGAGCGTACTGCTCGAGAGGCTCTTGAGGCGCGTTTAAGGGATATGGAGGCTAAGGTTAATCCGCCGAAATCGGATGAGCCAGACCCTAAACCAGACCCAACGCAATTCAATGATGCCCTAGAGTATGCGGAGGCTCTGGCCGAGTGGACTACTGATCGAAAGATGCGGGAGCGGGATCAAGCAGAATTGGCTCGTAAAGTTGAGGCGGAACAGTCGCGGATGCGGCAGAAGTTCCAAGAACGCCTGGATGTTGCGAAACAAGATATGCCGGATTACGAGGATATGATTGCCTCAAGTGATGTTTCGGTTTCACAACCGGTCACAGACGCAATTATTGAGAGTGATGTAGGCCCACAAATCCTATATTACTTGGCCGAAAATCCAGATTTTGCTCGGGAACTGGCGGAGAAATCCATCACTTCTCAACTCCGTGCCATCGGGCGTTTAGAGGCTAAATTTGAGAAATCAGAGCCAACTAAACCGAGCGTAAGAGAACCTGTTGCGAAGAAGTCTAATGCTCCGGCACCGATTAACCCGCTAAAATCCGGCGGCAACCCTAGCGACATTACGCTAGATGCTGACCGTAAATTTCATGGCACTTACCAGCAATGGAAAGCTGCCAGGTCCGCAGGGAAAATTCGGTAATGGGTAACCTTACAATTAATTTGGAGAACTACCATGGCAAATAACTTGCTAACCATCTCCATGATCACCAACGAAGCGTTGATGGTCTTGGAAAACAGTTTGACCTTTACTGGTCGTGTAGACCGTAACTATGATGACCAATTTGCGGTTGTCGGTGCAAAGATTGGTAACACAGTCAATGTCCGCCGCCCAGGTCGTTTCATCGGTACAACCGGCCCAGCGCTGAATGTTGAAGACTTTAACGAGACTTCATCACCAGTAACTCTCTCAACACAGTTCCACGTGGACACACAATTTACGACTCAGGACTTGTCCCTGTCGTTAGATATGTTCTCGGACCGTGTTTTGAAACCAGCTATTGCTGCAATCGCCAACAAAATCGACTTTGACGGCACAACAATGGCAGTAGACAACACAGCTAATACCGTAGGTACAGCTGGTGTAGTTCCATCTGACATCGCAACATTCCTAACCGCCCAGGCATTCTTGGACGGCGAAGGCGCTCCCCGTGACGGTAAGCGTGCTTGCGTGGTTGATCCATTTACTGGCGCTAGTATTGTTGGCTCATTAAAAGGGCTCTTTAACCCACAAGGTACTATTGCTGGTCAGTACGAAAAGGGCATGATGGGTCGCGATACCATCGGTATGAACTGGTATATGGACCAAAACATCGTGTCCCACACCTATGGTTCATATGCAACCGCTACTTTGTCAACTAACACAGCAACCTTTACTGGTTCATTGACAACTGGCTGGGCTCAGACCTCGACCATTACCATTGCAGCTGCAACCGCTAACGCCGGCCTAAAGCAAGGCGATACGATTCAGATTGCTGGCGTGTTCGCAGTCAACCCACAGAACCGTCAACCATACGGTGGTAATGTATTGCGTAGCTTTGTTGTAACTTCCGATGTGACTATCACTTCCGGCAGCACAGCATCTGTAACTGTTTCCCCAGCGATTATTACTGCTGGCCAGTTCCAGAATGTGAGCGTTTTGTCTACCTCGTCAACTGCAGTTGTCACACCGTTCAACAAGACCGGTATTGTCAGCCCACAGAACTTGGTATTCCACCGCAATGCGTTTACCCTGGCTACAGCCGACCTCCAATTGCCTGACGGCGTACATTTTGCAGGCCGTGCAAGCGATAAGGATAATGGCTTGTCGATTCGTGTGGTGCGTCAATACACCATTAACAACGACTCCATCCCAACCCGTTTAGATGTTTTATACGGCTGGGCTCCGCTTTACCCAGAACTCGCCTGCCGCGTAGCAGCTTAATAGGAAAGGAACTTAATCATGGCAAACCCAGGACCAGCAAGTACCCAAACAACCAATTTTCTGTTTAACGGTGATTCAACAGACGGTATTCAAATCGCCGGTGCCGCTGCAGACAAATTGGCGTTTCATGGCTCAACCCCTGTTATCCAGGCGGCTGCAATTACCAATATCGGCAATTCCGCTACTGGTACAGAAATTGCAACTGCTGTAAATAGCATTTTGGTTGCGCTGCGTAATAAGGGCCTTATTGCGACTTAATATCGCATGAGACCTAAAAAGGGCCATTCTCCAAAAGAGGTGGCCTTTTTTTATTTTTTTGGTATAAAAAGCCAAAAACATAGGATAATTTAAACATCTCTATCTCGAGGATAATCATGGACTCTCTAAAGATTCTTTCCCCAACTTATCGGTTGGACCTTACAACTTCCGCGTCAACTGCCCTGCAATTAATACCCGATACGCCAACCCTTGCATTTCGCGTGGCCATCCTAAATACTGGAACGGGTACTGCGGCCATTACTTTTGGCACAACTGACTCCAATATGGCAACGCCAGCAATTGCAACATCTGGCAACAGCGGCTCATATGTCCTGGCTCCTGGTATGTTTTTGCCAGTCATTATTGATTGCCCAAGGCCTAATTTCTTTATTAAAGGTATTTCGTCAGGCACAAATTCGCTCTATTTGACATTAGTAGCCAACGAATAAAGGCTTTACCATGTCCAACGACACCGCAAAGACTATAACAACCAATATAGTGCCGGTCCAAGGGACTTTTGAGCCCTTGCCGCCGTATGAATGTATTAATTTAATTGGACCTGCTGGAACGCCGTTTTTTGCCCCAACCAATCCAAATTTGGATGGGGTAAACATTACCAACAGTACGATTAATAGCACTACGATTGGAGTTACAACCCCAGCTTTGGGCGCGTTTACCACGGCAAGTTCAACCAATCAACCTATTGGAAACAATGACTTAACGACCAAACTGTATGTTGATTCTTTGGCTTTAGGTATTTCGTGGAAACAACCGGTTATTGCTGGTACAACGGCAAACATCACTTTGTCTGGTTTGCAAACCATTGATACGGTATCGGTGTTGGCTGGTGAGCGTGTACTCGTTAAAAACCAAACAAATCAAGCAGAAAATGGTATTTATGACGCATCTGCCGGGGCATGGACTCGCTCACCCGATGCAAATACATGGGACGAATTGATTTCCGCTCTTGTTTTTATTGTAGAAGGCGGGCAGGCTGGCGCAGCATATTATTGCCCAATTCAGCCAGGCGGCACCCTTGGGGTAACCGCAATTACATGGAATAACTTTTCAGTCGGCGGCGTTTATTTTGCTGGTACAGGCCTTAACCTGTCTGGTGGCGATACATTCAACATTACCAATACTGGCGTAACTGCAGCAACTTATGGCTCGGCCTCTGCGGTTCCCGTCATTGCTGTTAATCAACAAGGGCAAATTACTAGCGCAAGCAATACCAGTATTGCCATTGCAGCCAGCCAAATCACCAGCGGCACCATTGATTCTGCGCGTATTTCGGGCTCTTATACCGGTATTACCGCGGTTGGTACGCTATCCGGCTTAACGGTCAGCAGCACAATTACTGGATCAATTTCGGGTAACGCAGCCACCGCAACAACAGCGGTTAGCGCGACCACGGCCACTACGGCCACCAATCTTGCGGGCGGAGCAACTGGCTCAATTCCTTACCAAAGTAGCGCAGGCACAACAACATTTTTAGCGGCTGGCACTAACGGCCAAGTATTAACTTTGGCTGGTGGCGTACCAACATACGCTACACCAACCACGGGAACGGTTACCTCGGTAAGCGGTACTGGAACGGTATCTGGCATTAGTTTGTCAGGAACGGTAACAAGCAGCGGAAACCTTACACTTGGCGGCACATTAGACTTATCCGCGCCCCCAACCATCGGTAATACAACTGCAAACACAATTCGCGGCACAACCATTACCGCAACAACTGGTTTTGTCGGAACTAATTTTGATGCCGCTGGATCAGGCGGTGGAGCGTTAAGGACTAGCGGCGGGTCTAATTGTTTGCAATGGGGAGGCGGCGGCGGTGTCAATGTCACCATAGATGGCCCAATCAATATGAATGGTGCTAATGCACAAGTAGATATTAGTCCTACTGGTACAGGCCATGTTCATATAAAACCAACTGGCACAGGCTCAGTTGAGATTGCTCCTACTAACCCTGGAACAATGAATAACCTAGTTATTGGCGGAACAACTCCTTTAGCTGGCACATTTACTGATTTACGGGTAAACAACACCATATCATTGGCCGGAACTACCGGAACGGCTGGATATGTATTGACCTCCAATGGCGCATCTGCCCCAACCTGGCAGGCCAATGCATCTGGTTTAGGTATTGTTGACGATACATCCACCAATGCAACCCGTTATATTACTTTTACCGATGTCACAACAGGCACCATTACATCGGAAAATGTCAGCTCTACTAAACTGCAATACAACCCGTCAACGGGCGCGGTTTCGGCCACTAAATACTTTGGCGATGGATCATCGTTAACTGGCATCGTATCAGGCGCAACAATTAGCAACGATACGACTACTGCAACTGATCTATATCCATTGTTTTCTTCTGCCACAAGCGGAACGCCAACAACGATTTATACAAGTAACGCAAAGTATTTGTATAAACCATCAACTGGTGATTTACAAGCAAGCCAGGTTATAGCAAACAATGGATTGGTATTGAATAATGCAACCGTTTCAGCAAGCTATACGATTGGTAGCGGTTATAACGCAATGAGTGTTGGCCCTATGACAGTAGCAAGCGGTCAAACAGTAACAGTTAGCTCTGGTCAAAGGTGGGTAATTCTATGAGTCTTGTACTTCAATCGTCAGGCGGTGGCTCAGTCACTATTCAAGAGCCAGCAACTGCTAGTAACTTTACGCAGACACTACCTGCTGCTAGTGGTGAAGTCATGGTAAGCGGTAATATGCCAGCGTTTAGCGCAAATACAATTACTGCACAATCTATTGGAACTAATACATTTACTAAAGTTCAATACAATGTTGAGCTTTTTGACACAAATTCAAATTATGACCCAACAACAAACTATCGTTTTACTCCTACAGTTGCTGGGTATTATCAAATAAATGCCAATGTAGGATTTGCTGGTTCTGCGCTTGGTTTTTCTATGATAGCAATATATAAAAACGGCTCTATATATGTTTATGGTAGCGGTATTATAAATAACACAACAATTGGTGGATTGTGTACTGCATCAAGTTTGCTTTTTTGCAACGGCTCAACAGATTATATCGAGGCTTATGCTTGGCAAAGTACAGGTGGCTCATTGGCTTTGCAAACTTCAACAGGCAATAATACCTTTAGCGGTTCATTAGTGAGGGCTGCATAATGCTATACGAAAAAATCATGGCTTTATATCCTAGCCTTACACAACAAGACTTTACAACTGTAATCATTCTTCAAAACGATTCAGACGGAAAAGGCGATTACATTAAAGAATGGAATCATCCAACACTAGCTAAACCAACTGCGGAACAATTAGCATGAGTACACTTAATGTAAACAAAATAGCTGATGCAAGCGGTGGAGTTCTAGCACCCATTAGTTCAGTCATGCGGAATCGCATCATAAACGGCGGGATGGACATAGCACAACGAGGTACAAGTTTTACTTCAGGCGCAAACAATGACGATGCGTATGTTTTAGATAGGTTCTATATTCTGTCGGATGGTAACGATGCGGTTGATATTACACAAACCACAACTGTTCCAACAGGAGCTAAATTCTCTATTGGATTAGATGTAGAAACTACTAATAAAAAGTTTGGTATTGCTCAAATTATTGAAAATGCCAACTGTTTTGATGCCATTGGCGGTCAAGTTACTTTATCCTTTCAAGCAAAAGTGTCATCAACCACTAAATTAGATAATGTTAAATGTGCAATTGTAGCGTGGTCAGGAACAGCGGATGCCGTTACTTCAGACATTATTTCAGCGTGGGGAGCAGAAGGTACTAACCCTACTTTAATTGCTAATGCAACCTATGAAAATTCCCCAGCTAATCTGAATGTTACAACCAGTTTTGCCACTTACAGCGTAACTGCCAATGTGGATACAGCATCAACATCAAACATTATTGTATTTATTTGGTCAGATGTAACCGATACTACGGCTGGTGATTTTCTTTACATCACAAATGTGCAACTCGAAAAAGGCACACAAGCTACTTCATTTGAATACAGACAGTATGGTACTGAGTTGGCATTGTGTCAGAGATATTTTGATAAAAGCTATCCACAAACTGTACAGCCTGGAACTGGAACAAATTTTATTGGTTCTTGTTTAGCACTAGCATATAGTACATCTGATTTAGGTGTTCAAGGTATGCGTTGGAAACAAACAATGCGAGCCACTCCAACAGTAACTATTTATCATCAAAATGGAACTGCTAATGCTGTTTATTACATTGTTGCAGGTACTCAAATAACTGTTACAGGTGCAAATTATATGGCTGATTCAGGATGTTGGAATATAGCTTCCTCTGCTGCATTTGTTAATGGCGGAGCTTATTATTTTCAATATACAGCAAGTGCGGAGTTATAAATGTATAAATTATTTCCACAATTTCAAAATCAAAACACAGCCGTACTAAGGTTATTTGATGGTGCTTCTATCCCATTTGATCCAGCCAACACAGACTACGCTAACTTCAAAAAAGCCGTATTGGAACAAGAGCCAGGCGGTGCAGTTGTAGAAGATGGCGAATCATTTAGCCTAAATACTAACCCTGATGCCTCAATTTTAGAAGATGCGGATGGTAATGTAATGACAATAGAGCAAGCCAAAGAATATGTAAGGGGACTTCCATAATGCCAATAACAATCGATGGTAATGGATCAATTACAGGATTAGTAGCTGGTGGGCTTCCTGATGCGACTATAACGCAACCTGAATTAGCTACTGGTGTAGCTGGTACTGGTCCATCATTTAGGGCTACTGCAAGCACAACAACTACTTTATCTGCAAATACTTGGACTAAAGTAAATTACGCAACTGAAACTTGGGATACAAATAACAATTTTGCATCTTCTAGATTTACCCCTACTGTAGCTGGATATTATCAAATCAATGCTGCTTTTGGAGAAGGTCTTTCAGTTTCAGGAATGAATTTTTATATTGCTATTTACAAAAATGGAACACAAGAAAATTTAATGCAATATGTAGCTTCATCTGCGTGGTACACAAATATTCCTATTTCTGCACAAGTTTATTGCAATGGAACGACTGATTACATAGAAATATATGCTTTTACAAGTTCAGCGTACACAAATACCGCAGCAGCAAAAACAAATTATTTTGATGGTTATTTAGCAAGGGCATCATAATGACTTTATACGACAAAATCATGGTTTTATATCCTGATTTAACTCAACAAGACTTTGTAACCGTCATTACATTACAAAACGATTCAGACGGAAAAGGTGACTACATTGCCAAGTGGGAACATCCTACATTTCCACAACCAACTGATGAAGAATTAGGTTAAATAATGATTACCTATAAATGGTCAATATTAGAAACCGTCATCATTGACGGAAAGCTGAATTCCGTCAAATATTTGTGCAAGGCAACAGACGCAAAAAACTCGGTGGAAACTGAAGGCAATTGGAAAATGCGTACTCCGCACACGGTGGATGACGATACAACCGAACACCAGGTCGCCCATTGGCTTGATTTAGATGCTACCCAAGACGGCAAACATCTTATAAAATATAGATTACAAGAGCAGCTGGATGCGCTTAGTTCCGAAATAACAACTAAACCGCCCTGGGCCGTGGACACATTTAAGGTGACGATATGACACAACCAATCGACATCATCTCTCGCGCCCTTAAAGATATTGGGGCATTAGAGGCTGGTGAAACCCCCGCTCCAGCGGACGCGCAAGACGCATTTGATATGCTCAATGACATGGTTGACCAATGGTCAAACGAGCAAATGATGGTCTTTTACAAGACCGAAATCATATTTACCCTAACTGCGGGTCAGACTCAATACACCATTGGCGCTGGTGGCCAGATCAACGGCACAATTACCGGATCAATCAGCGGCACGACTTTAACGGTTACCGATGTATCAGACGGCGCTATTGCGCTTGGCATGACTTTGACCGGCAGCGGCGTGGCAGCTGGCACAAAGATAACTGGATTTAAAACGGGCGCGGGCGGTAATGTGAACTCGGATGGAACCTATACGGTCAACATCTCGCAGACCGTGGCCAGCACCACCATTAATGCGTATTACGAGCGCCCTCTGTCTATTAATTCAGCATTTGTAAGGGTAAACACTAACTCCAATGGCCAGCCTATCTTGAATGGCGGCCTTGATTACCCAATTACCATTCTCAACCTAGAAAACTACGAATTGATTGGCTTAAAGACCCTTAATGGACCTTGGCCTCGCGCCCTCTATTATCAGCCAGGCGAGTCTTTGGGAACGATTACGGTATGGCCAAATCCATCCCAAGGCGAGATGCACATCTTTGCCGATACGCTATTCCAGCGCTTTACCTCCATCAATGATGAGATAGTTATCCCGCAAGGCTACATAATGGCTCTCAGGTGGTGTTTGGCCGAGCGGTTGATGCCGATGTATGGAAAAGCCAGCCCAACGCAAATAGGGATGATTAATGGTTTTGCAGCCCATGCCAAGTCAACTATTAAACGCACCAATATGCGACCAATGCAAGTGGCCAGATTTGATGATTCTTTGATTGTTGGTAAGAGGGCAGATGCAGGCTGGATTCTGACCGGAGGCTTTTAATGCCTGATTTTGGATTTGTTGGCGCTGCTTACGAGGCACCCTCTATTTATCAGGATGCCCAGGAATGTATTAATTTTTATCCTGAGATAGACCCCACTAAACCGCAAGGTGACCGCGGGGTTATGGCGCTTTACCCAACACCAGGACTAGAAACCGTAGTTATTCTGCCAAATCAGGAAGAAGTGCGAGGAATTCGTACCTTGTCTGGCGGCACACAAGTCGTTACCGTGTGCGGTGACTTTGTTTATGTCATGGGGTCTGATTACACGCCCAAAATGATTGGACAAATGAATACCGCCTCTGGCTTAGTTGGTATTGTGGATAACGGCGTGAATGTCTACATTGTGGACGAAACTTACAGATACACTTGGTTTATTTCTAATCCATCCGCTGCAACTTTTACCGGATCAATATCATCAACAACCTTGACGGTTACCTCTGTTTTAAGCGGAACAATAGCAGTTGGCCAGGCTATTTTTGGGCAAGGAGTGTTTCAAAATACGGTTATTTCTGCTTTAGGTACAGGCACGGGCGGAGTTGGCACTTACACGATTAGCACCTCTCAAACAGTTGCATCGACCACTATTAACTCGGTTGCATCGCCTGCAATAGTTACCGGTGCAATATCTGGAACAACCCTAACGGTCTCTGCGGTTACTAGCGGAACTCTGCGGATAGGACAAACCATTGACGGTACTGGCGTAACCGATGGCACAATAATTAAGGCTTTCGGTACAGGCTCTGGAGGAGTAGGAACTTATACGGTCAGCGCCTCGCAAACGGTTAGCAGCACAACTATATTTGCCATGAATTGGACGGTACTGCCAACCAATGACGGGGCATTTGAGGGAGGCGGCACCGTTGATATTACGGACAATTACTTTGTTTATAACAAACCCGATTCGCAACTTTGGGCTGCAACAGACTTACTGAGCCCAATTACTGACCCGTTATCCTTTGCTAGTAAGGATGGCTCACCAGATGACTTAGTGTCCATTATTGTGGACAGGCGCGAAGTCTATTTGCTTGGCGAAATGTCCTCCGAAGTCTGGATTAATTCGGGCGCGGTTCCATTTCCATTTACTCGTATTCCAGGCACATCCACCCAGCAAGGTATTGCAGCGCAATATTCTATGTCTCGGATGGGCAATTCGTTTGCGTATGTTTCTAGAAACAACCGCGGCGAGGCAATGATAGTGCGTATGAATGGGTATTTTCCAGAGAGAATATCCACCCATGCGGTAGAAACAACCCTAGTCAATCAAAATGTGGCTGATGCCTTGGCTTGGACTTACCAGCTGGAAGGCCACGAAGTCTATGTGGTGACCTTTCCCTCCATTGGCGATAATGGTCTAACCTGGGCATTCGACAATACTACCGGCCTTTGGCATAAGTGGCTTTATCGTAACAATCAAAACGAATTCGAGCGCCACCGCGGTAACTGCTGCGCATTCTTTAATCAGCAGGTTTTGGTTGGAGACTACGCAAACGGCAAGATTTATCAATTAAGCCGTAACTATTACACCGATGACGGCCAGCCTATTCGCCGTATTCGCCGAGCCCCGCACATTACAACTGATCTGCAACGCCAGTATTTCCATGAATTGCAGATTCAGTTTCAGCCAGGCGTAGGCTTGTCAACTGGCCAAGGCCAAGACCCCCAGGCAATGTTGCGCTGGTCTAATGACGGCGGATCAACTTGGTCTAATGAGTATTGGACAACTATTGGAAAACAAGGAAAATACTTAAATCGTGCTATTTGGCGCAGACTAGGATTTTCCCGTGATAAGGTTTTTGAAGTATCTATCTCGGACCCCGTTAAGGCAGTTATTATTTCTGCAAACTTAAAGGCAGAGGCTGGAGAAAACTAATGTCCACACCGCAAAATCAACGGCTGCCAACCAGCCCATTAACTGACAGTACGGGACGGCCAACCCGCGCCTGGCAGTTGTTTTTGCTTAATTTACTAAACTTCTCAAGCGCAACAACGGCCACCGCTGGATCGGCCTCATTGCCTGCTAATCCAGCTGGTTTTATTGAAGTGACCGTAAACGGCGAATCTAAAAGAATCCCCTATTACAACCCATGAACGAACAATTACTTGCTCCTCTTAATCTGCCACCAGCTGCGCAAAGATGGCTTATAGACTTCTTTTGGGTTATTCAAGGCTTAGACGATTGGCGCGATGATGACCCAGTAGAGCCAAAACAAAAAGAAAAGGTCATTTATCAAGTTATGGTGGAATTACCCCAAAACCATTTTTTCCAAAACAACTCCCATAATTTACTGCCTATAGTAAGTATTCTTATTTTGAAGTGGATTGGCGCTAACAAATTGGAAGATAATAGAGAACAATTACACAAGGCCTATATGTGGCGGGCTGCGTACTACGACCTAATATTGGAAGTAGTGCGCTTAGTCCACGGGTTTGATGGAGCAGCAAGTGCTGCAGAGTATGTTGCCAAATTGTATGGCGAGACTTATGAAGATTATGTAAAGGAGTTTGAGAATGCCTGATCCAATCACCGGTACTATGGCAGCCGTTTCTATTGGAAGCGGCATTATGCAATCAAATGCAGCTAGAGATGCGGCAAGAATGCAATCTGACTCGGCTAGTCGTGCTATGGACCAAGAACGGGCCATGTATGAGCAATCTAGACAGGATTTAGCCCCATATCGCGAAACAGGTTATACCGCTTTAAGAGACATTGAGCGGATGAAACCGTATTTACTTGGTAGATTTGGCCAGCCCTATCAATATGCTGCACAGCCCACTCAAAGGCCAACAGCTGGCGCAGCACCTCAAACGCCTGGAGGTATGCCGGCGAATTATCAAGAAGCTAGAAATGCGTTTCAGCAGCAACAAGAGGCACAAAGAGCAAATGATCCTTTTGGCCCAGGTAGTATGAGAGCGGCAGTAGTTGGTAACGACCAATTTGGTCAACAGTTTGGCTATGCTGCAGATGCAGATGCGTTTGATCAGTTCTATAACCAAAATTATGGAACGCCTGCACCAGCAAGCGGCGGTATGGTTGCAGACGGTACGCAAATGATGCCAATAAGTGGTCCAGGCAGCCCATTTGAGGAATATTTAGACCCAAGCATGGCATTTAGAATGAAACTTGGAACTCAGGCTACAGAGCGCTTGGCAAATGTAGGTGGCGGTGCAATCAGCGGTAATACGATGCGCGCCCTGACAGATTACGGTCAAAACTTAGCATCTACCGAATATGGCAACGCATTTAACCGATTTCAGACTGAGCGAGGCAATATTTATAACACCCTAGCTAATATTGCTGGAATGGGCCAAGGAGCGGTTAATACTGGCGTAAATGCTGGGCAAAGTTTTGCAGGGCAACAAACCGGATTAATTACTGGACAAGCGGCAGCTAATGCTGCAGGAGCAGTAGGTTCAGCAAATGCCCTTGCAGGTGGCTTTGGTAATGCTAGTAATGCCTATTTGTTAAATCAGCTTATGCGTCCTCAAGCAGTCACCCAATCACAACCTATGGGTGGTCCACAATCAAGTCAGATATATAACCCTGTGGCTTTAGCATAAGGAAAAAATTATGGCAATTAATATAAAACCAGACATTTCATTAAGTGCTAAACCACCGGCAACTATGACATTGCCGGAAATGGTTAATATGGCTCGTGGTGCGCAAGCGTACCAGCGTGAACGGGAAATATTCCCTGAGTTAGTGCAGCAGGCCCGTACTCAAACGCAGCAATCCCAATTTTCTTTGGATAAAGACCAAACTGCGGGAATTATGTCTATAGTTGGTGGTTATCGAAATGACCCTCGAATTATTAGCGGAAACCCTGATCAAGCCATAGATGCAATGTCAGAGATTAGATCAAAAGCGGTAGCTATTGGAATTCCTGAAAAACGGGTTGATGATTTAATGCGGATGGGCATGTCAATTGCGGTCCGCAATCCTACAAAACTGCCCCAATATTTTGACAATGTAATCCAATCTCAGATTGGACCTACAGGCCAACAAGGATTACAAACACCTCAATTAACATCTTCTGGTGGTGCGCCAGCTTTCTTGCGCACTGGTCCTGCCACAATAACGCCAGCAAATATCGTACAACCTGAAGTAGCTCCAGCAGCAGCACCGGCAGCCGTAGGACCGGCTGCAGTTGTACCGGCCGCAGCACCACAGGTTGGAGCTCCAGCGCCCAAAGGCGTTACTAGCGCTGACATGGTTGCGCCTAGAAACGATCCTGGCTTTCCTTTGCCATACCCAGTACGCAGAGCAGGCGATATTCGCCCATTTGCGCCAGGCGAAGAATCAGCAACTGTAGAAGGCCAAGCCTATATTAAAAACCTATCTACCGTTGGATCAACTGCGCCAACAGGCCTTGATCGAGTAGACAGAGTATTGCAAACAATTAACAAAATTGAATCTAGTAGGGATTTTAAAGCTGGTAAGCCTGGCGAGTTAGAGGCTAAATTAAGAGCAGCAATTGGTGATGCAGATTACAAATTATTGTCTAAAGAAATTGCTGACCTTGTCATTGCAACCAATCAAGCTATCGGTGGCAAGACCGATGCAACAACGGCCTTGGTATCTCAATCAATGGGTAACGAAGTTTTTCCGCCTGAAATATTAAAAAATATAGCAACCAAATTGCGCGGTGAGGCTTACGGCGCAATGTTAGAGGCAAAAGGCGCAAACAAGTTTTTACAACTTGGACTTACTGAAGCCAATCTGCCAAGAGGTTATAAAGCAGCCTGGGACGAAAACAAAGATGTTAGGGTATATGAAGCAATGGCAATATTTGCGTCAGACAGACTAACGCCTCAAGAAAAAATAACTGCTTACAATAAAATTAAACCAACAAATTTAGAGGCATTAAATGAGTTTGAGCGAAAGGCTCGAAACATTGAAAGTCTTGCTAATACCGGTACATTGCCAAGGCAAAAACGATGAGCGATCCATTTGTCCATGAAAATTTAAGTGCGGACGCTAGAACCAAGGCGTTAG